GGCAGGCTGGGGCACCGGCACGCCGTCGATCGCCGCCACCGAGCAGGCGAGCACCGCCATGCCCAGCCAGGGCCGGTTCTGCGCCAGCACCGGCCCCGCCGCCTTGAACAGCCGCAGCTTGTCCAGCACCGACAGCCGGCGCAGCGACAGAAGGCGGCCGGAGGCGTCCGTCACCTCCACCGCCCCCTGCGCCGCCGCCACCAGCCGGGCGGAAGGAGTATCGGCCCCCATCCGCTAGATCCGCTTGCGCGTGCTGGCAAAGAACTCCAGCCGCTGCTTCACGCTCTGGTCGCCCCGCCAGGCGCCGGCCTGGGTAAACTTGAAGGCAACGCCGTCATACTGATAGGTGCTGACCGAGCCATCGGTTTCCTGCACATACTGGTACAGCGTGCCCGTGGGCACCGTGCTGCCGGCAAGAAACGCCGCCTCCACCTGCGCCATGAAATCGTCGGCGGCGGAGCTGCCGCGCTCCAGGTCGAAGGCGCCTTCCCATCCCTTCGGCAATTCGGCGGCAAGCTGCGTGCCGTCGATGCGGTCGATGCGCACGGGGGCCGTCACCTGCCGGCTCTCGAACCCCGTCACATGCGTCAGGTCCACCCGGCCGAACGGCCCCATCACCACAAGCTGGCAGTCGCGGCCTACGGAAAAAGTGTTGCTGGCCATTGCGCCCTCTCCTTACGCCGACAGCGAGCCAGGCGTGCCCGGCAGCGTCTGGCGCTGCACCTGCACGGTCTGGCCGCCTTCCATGTTCACGATGAACTTCTCGTTGATCGCCTGGTACTGCACCTGCGCGTCAGACTGCACATAGCCCAGTCCCGTGCGATTCGGCGGGTTGTTACTGGTGTCGCAGATCACGCTGAAAGGCACGCTGCCATCGGTGCTGCCCAGCAGCCCCTGCGACAGCATGCCCTGCAGGAAACTCAGCTGCGTGGCCCGGATTCTGCGGAACAGCGACGCATTGATCACCTGACCCACATACTGGCCCATCCCGGCAGCCAGCGTGGCCGCTATGTAGTTCGTCATGCGCGTGTAGTTGTCGCCATTCGTGCCGGTGGAGGAGCTGGCATTGTGCCCGCCGCGCACGCCCCAGAAGCTGCCCGCCGGCTGCGGATTGGCGATCACGTCGATCCCCGCCTGCAGCAGCACGCCCAGCTCCGCCGCCGAGTACGACGTCGCCTGCCCGGTGCCGGGGCTGCCCGATTTCTGGCTGCCCACCACGCCATAGAGCGGCTTGTTCAGGCTCGACTGCTCGGGCGACAGGTTCGCCAGTCGCCCGGCCACGAAGCCCTGCGGGCTCACCAGCCGCAATTGCTGGTTCACCGGGTCGTTCCACCAGATCCAGTCGCCGAACATCAGCTTGGCCGCGTAGGAATCGAGTCCCGCATTCTGCTTCACCGCCACCGCATTGGTGATGGTGTCGCCGGAAGGCCCTGTCAGAATCATGTAGATTCCTTCGGACAGGCCGAACGCCGCCTCCACTGTGAATTGCGTGGAGTCATCCGCATCCGCCAGCACGCCGATGCTGCAACGCTGCCCGCGCAGCGCGTACATCCCCTTGCGCGGCGCCGTATCCACGCCCACCAGCGTCGCCGCAGTGGCGCCGCTCGCGCCGTCGGTCCCGGGCTGGCCGCTGGTGAAGGGCCAGCTGAACGCGTACGGCGCCGCGGTCGTGGTGCCGGCACTCGCCACCACAAGCTGGCTTGGCCCACGCTGCGGCCCCTGCCCGGAATTCACCGCCGTCGCCAGCGCCTGCCAGAACGCCGCACCCGTGCCGGCGATATTGTCGAACACCTCCGGCTGGAAGCCCGGCATCGTCACGGTCAGCCGCCAGGTGCCGGATTTCGAGCCAGTGGCCAGCGTCACCTGCATCTGGTTGCCCAGGCTGCCGGTGTAGAGCGCCGTGAACATCAGGCTGGTGTTCGGCACGATGAAGGCCGCCGCGGTGTCCGTGCCGTCGGTGACGCGCACGCAGCGGAAATCTGCGGCGCCCTGCTGCACGGCGGTCGCGACCTGGGTGCCCATGTCGTATTTGCGCGCCATCACGGGACCGAAATTGCGCGCATAGTCGGACATGCTGGCCACGATCACCGGCTGCCCCACCGGGCCCCAGCTCGCCGTGCCCACCACGCCGACCACATTGGTTGGCACGCCATTCAGCACCAGGTTCTGCGGCGGCACGATCTGCACATAGAGATCGGGAACCACCAGCGCCGTGGTGTTGATGCTGCCCTCCTGCACGATCGGCATGGCCTAGCCCTCCTGCACTGCCACGCGCACCACGTTCGCCGCGCTCTCGCTGCCGAGAATTGCGGCGATCGTGTTCGCATCGGTGACGATGTCGCCCTTCGCGTACGTTCCGAACGGACGCACGACGACCAGATGGATGTTCATGGAATTCCCTTCGGTTTGCGCGTGATCGTCGAAGGCGGAATCGCCGGAGACGTGAATCACCCGCCCAGATCAGCTCAGAAAGCTCTGCGTCACGCTGTCGGTCCCGCGCGTCAGCGTTGCGTCGCCGAAGATCATGCTGGGCTGCACCAGCATCGCCGTGGTGGCGTATTCCACCTCGTACACAAGGTCGCGGCGATACAGCCCGGTGTTCTGGCTTTCATCGAGCGTGGCGCCGGACAGGTAGCGCAGCCGCGCCTGTGTTCCGTCCGCCAGTGCAATGAAGGTCTGCATCGACAGCGCGGAGTCGATCAGCGTGGCCACGCTGTCGCGCGTCGCCGGATCGGGACACCAGCAGGACAGGCGAAAACCCGCCACCTGGCGCCGCGTTTCCATCAGCGTCTTCTGGTCCGCCACCACACGGCCGATCAGCCTGAAAGCACCGGGCACGATCACCTGCGCACCCGCGACAGTCACCACGCGCTCCGTCCGCAGCCGTGCCGTCAGCACGGCGGCCACAAGCTCCGGCGTGTCGCCGGCGACCGTGCGGTGCACCACCGCCATGTTGTCGGCGAGGATGCCCGCCACCTGGCCCTGATCGGCGGTTCCGCCCAGAGTCACCGCTTCGCCCGCAACGGCAATCGTCAGCGTCGGCGATATCACCTGCAACGGCGCGCATTCCGCCGGCCAGCGTGTGGTGTTGCGCTGCGCCTGGGCGGCGGGAAACACCGTCACATGGACCATGCCCGCCGCCATGTCCGCATCGAGCGCGGCCGAATTCGGCCAGCCCCGGTAGATGCGGCACACGGCGCCCACGGCGCTCGGCGCCAGCACGCCCTGCGGATACAGCGCCGCGCTCGCCAGGTCGGCCAGCGCGGTTTCTACATCGGATTGATCCGCCATGTCACGCCGCCGCCTGTCTTGCGATCAGCCGCCAGCCCAGCGACGACAATTCGGTCGAGGCGACCGTTCCCGTCCGCCCCAGATCGTCGCGCAGCAGATCGCCGTTCTGCGGCACCACGCCTGGCAGAGTGGGCAACAGTACCTCCCACGCGCCCAGCGGCACATCGGCGGGAAGCCCCGCGCTGCCAGGCACGCCGGCACCCGCGGTCAGCACGCTCGCGGGCCAGCCGGAGATCAGCGTCGCCGCCGTCGCCATGCTGGTGCCGCCATAGGCGTTGCGGCCGGGCCGGGAAGCGGCGGCGGGGCGCAGCAGCTCCACAACCCGCCCCGCGCGCACGCACAGCACCGGCAGGAGCTTCTCGCAGGCGGCCACGAACCACACCGCCCCGTCGGCGCGACGCAGATAATCGCCGTGCTTCAGATAGGCGGAATCGACCGTCGCCCACCACAGCGCATGACCATATTCGGGCATCATGCGCGCATCGGGCTTCGGCGGCCCGAACCAGGCGCGCAGCCGCAGGAATCGCCGTTCGGGCGAGAGCGGCAATTCCGTCCCGCGCGGGCGGAACGCGTCACAGCTTTCGCCCATCGCGAGCGCCGCCCGTCCCATGCCACGCGCGACCCGGTCCTGAATAAGACTCGCGTCCATGCTCACACCACCAGGCTAACGCCACCGTCACCCAGCGCCGGCCCGGGCGGAACTCCCAAAAACCCGCTCAGCCGCCGTCGCCAGTCATCGAACAGCCGTTGCCGCTCCTGCACTTCCAGCGGATTGCGCGTCCACACGGCGGCCTGCGCGGTATCGAGCCCACCGGAGGCAGCGGGCACCGCCGCTTCCAGCGTGGCCAGTGTCGCCAGGTATTGCCTGACAACGGCCTCTTCCGAGCCCGACAGGAAATTCAGCCGGTATTCCAGCAGCCCGTAAACCTGGTAGAACCGCCACCCCTGGAACCCGCTGTTGCCGGCCCCGTATGCGGGATATCCGCAGTGACGCCTTATATCCGTGCGCTCCTGATCGCTGAACGGCATCGCGGCCCTCCCACCAAAACCCGAAGTCGGGAACTGGGCCGTTGCGGCTCAGTCCCCTGATTCACTTCAACCCATGTGCTCGACCATCACTGCCCGCTTGAACGTGGAGTTGGTTGCGGTCGGGATGGTGGTGGGGTTGGTGGTGATGTCAGACGGCGCGCAGAAGCCGCCGATCCAGTACCAGGACTGGGCGATGATCTGCTGCAGCCGGTCGATCGGCTCGCGCGTCACCATGGCGATTCCGTCCACCACGGAAATGATGCTGTCGCTGGGCGCAACATCGGCTTCCGCCATGCCGGCGAAATCGCCCTCGATCAGCGCGCCCTGCCCGCAGAGGATCGGCCGGCGGACAAGCTGGCCGCTCAGCGTCGGGTGCGCCTGCACATAGGCTTCCGTCGTGGGGACAAAGCGCAGGCCAAGAAAGTCGTTGATCATGCCAGTCTTGAACACCTGGTTGGCCGAAGTGGCGCCCATGAACAACTGGCGGAAATCATTGTCGGCGAA